CTTTCACAGCAGGCGCTTACAGCGATGTTTCTAACGAAGCAATGCGTATGGGCTTTGTTGGTATGTTGGCTGGTATCCCTGTTTATGAAACAAGTAACATTGCCGCTAACATTAACGCTGGTGACTTTCCTGGTGCTGTATTCCATCGTGATGCATTTGGTCTTGGCTTGATTGGTGACATCAGCATTGAGACACAACGTCGTGCAAGTTTCTTGGGTGATGACATTGTATGTTCAGCATACTATGGCACAGGCATCCTACAGAACAACTACGGTCGTTACTTGGCATTTGACTCAAGCATCAACCCTTAATTGCTAAATTAATCTAAAGGACTATCACAATGAACAGAGCATTTATATACAGTTATAAAACATTTGTAAGTTTCGCAACTTATGAAGATGTCACTCAGCGTGATAGTCGTGTTTTTGAAGCCAATGAAGATTTAACAGAATCAGAAATCAACGATTACTTAGAACTTGCCAGTCAGCGTATTCTTACACAAATTAGAAACACTGGATGGTGGAGAGAATATCAGCGTAAACTAGCACAGATAGTTGATCCTAACTTGCTACCCGCTGTTAATCCAGATTATATATTAGCCAGAACGCAGGAATTCAAAGACTTAAATGTGTATTTTGCACTATTTGAGTATGTGTATCCCTCAGTTGCTGACTTTGGCAATCCTGACAGTGCTGAATTTGCAAAAATTAAGTTCTACAAGGACAGTTACAATGTATTATTTGACGAAGTGATTGAAGCCGGTGACTGGTATGATTTCAGCGAAAATGGCACCATTGATACCACAGACAAGATGGCTAGCATAGTAAATAGAGTTCGAACAAGATGAGAACAGAATTATTAACTTATTTGACAGCACAACTAACTGGTAGTATTTTAACCAGTCAGGAACTGCCTTGGCAAGAAGGAACTAATCCGTTATACATGAAGAATGCTCGTAGAGTATATCTTGATGAACCCTACACTGAGCAAGACACCTTACTGCCTACATTGGGTAGTTTGCAGATCAATCAACGAGTAACTATCGTAAGATGGTTCTTAACAGTTGATGCAAAAAACAGAAACACTGATTTAGATTCAGCATTAACAATCTTAGGTAGTGCTAAAGATATCACTACCATCACAGGCGTGTTTACACGCTTGTTTGACTATACAGTTACCATAGACAACGATAGAGTTATCTATGAAGGCGAGTATAGATTCGCAAATTTAGCATAAGGAAACCGAAATGGCATACATTTTTCCAGCACCAGGTGTAGCAGGCGTTCAAGCAACGCTTCGCATTGCACTACCAGGTGGTGCAACATTTCTAGACATTCCAGCGATGCAAGACATTACCGTTAACAACAGTAATGACTTGTTTACTTGGACTCAACTAGATCAAGGTAGTAAATTAAATGTTGCAACTACAGCAACAAACAGTTTGGACTTGAACATTGTTCTAGATCAAACAGTATTCTTTGGAACTAATCCAAGCACAGGCACAACACCTACTGAAATAGGTATTTTTGGTGTAAGTAAAAACAAAGTGCGAGTTGCCTTTGAATTATACTTAGGCGATACAAGTGCAGGTGCCGCAGGCAAGACTATGAGTGGTTTTGCTTATGTAACTGGCTTGGCTCCAACCGTTTCAGCGGACGCCCCGGTCTGGGTGTCTCCATTAACTTTAACAGTTGATGGCGACTACTCAGTAGCGTAAGTAAATCTTAACTGATTGATTGAATAGGGTCTTTACGACCCTATTCTTTTCTGTTATAATATATTATGAGAAAAAATACTGTAGAAGACTTTTGGAATAAAGTTGATATTCAAGGACCCGACGATTGCTGGATTTGGTCAGGTATGAAAAATAAAGCAGGTTATGGTTTAATGTCATATCAAGGAAAACAACATACTGCTCATCGTTTAAGTGCTGAATTTAGTAATAACAATCCAAAAGGAAAGTTTGTTTGTCATAGTTGTGATAATACTAGTTGCGTAAATCCTAAACATTTATTTCTAGGCACAACTCAAGATAATACTCAGGATAGATTTATTAAAGATAGATCTGCTAAAGGAGAAACCGTTGGCACTTCTAAACTTACAGAACAACAAGTATTAGACATTCGTCATAGATATAGTTTAGGAAATATTAGTCTTAGAAAACTTGCTAAACATTATGGCTTAGGAGAAAATTCAATTCACCCTATAATACAAAGAAAAACTTGGAAACACATTTAACCCGCTTCGGCGGGTTTTGTTTGGCTGAAATAATGTATAAATAACACAGCAAGGAGATTTTATGATATTCGACAATAAGTCAGATGATGAGATATTTCGCAGTATAGAAGGTGAAGTCGCTAAGGCTTTATCAGAATTGCGTTGCGCTAAAAAAGATTTAGAGCAAGCAGAAGTAAGAATGAAGTTCAGTCTAGCAACTGTTCATTACCTAAAACAAAGATATGAAGGAAAATAAGATATGAAGTTAACACAATTAAGCAAAAAACCAGAGTTAATAAAAGTAGAACTCACAGATGAAGACACTATTAAAGAATATGGTGAAGCACTTGAGTTCTGGATCTACGACAGAACAGGCATGGATGTATTTGTCAAGATGGCCACAATGAAAAGTGAAGACTTTGGTGATATGGTTGACTTAGTCAACAAAATGATTCTTGATGAAGATGGCACTCCAATTGTCAAAGATGGATATCTATTACCCAGTAATATTTTAACTAGAGTAATAGGTAAGGTAGTAGAAACATTGGGAAAGTAACGCAGGAAGCCTTAGATCCCGAAAGCGTTGAAATGAGTATGTTACTCAGTATTGATGCCTTAGGGAAGCGTTATAGTTTATTGCCCAGCGAAGTAATGGAAAAGGCTTCCACATTTGATTTAGTAGTATTAGATGCCGCACTGGGATATCAAAATTATATTCAAGACAAGGCAGATGGTAAAAAAGCACCACCAAAGTTATCTCAGGAAGAGATGATGGCAGCGTTAGAAAGGGTTCGCAAAGATGACAATAAACTTTGATATGGGTCAAGTTAACAAAATGTTTGCAGAGGCAGAAAAGATTGCAAAAACATTGCCCAAAGACACTTATGATTATTTTGTTGATGCAACTCCAATACGCACAGGCAATGCTCGTCGTAGCACAGCATTGCGTGGTAATACCATTGATGCTAATTATGCTTATGCTGAAAGATTAGATGATGGTTCAAGTCGTCAAGCACCAAAAGGTATGAGCGGTCCTACTGAAAAGTTTTTAGAAAAACGCATAGATGATTTAATAGGAAAGATCAAATAATGGCAAACTTAAAAGTTACACTTGAATTAGATAGTCAAGGTTATGTTCGTAATATCAAAGCGGCAGATAGTGCTACACAATCATTTGCCAAAGATGCTATATCAGCAACCAAAGATGTTGATGGTGCTTTTGATAAGTTAAATGCAACAAGTAATAAATTAGTTACTGGTATGACTAAACTTAAGGCTACATTGTTAGGTGCAGCCTTTGTTGGATTTGCTCGTGGTGCAGTTCAGGCTGCAGATGCTATCAGTGACCTAAGTGAAGCCACTGATTTAAGTGTTGGTAAAATATTGCAACTACAAGAAGCACTAGTGCAAAGTGGCGGCAAAGCAGACAATGCTGGTAAACTTATTACTCAATTTTATAAAAGCATTGATGAAGCCCGACAGGGCAGTGATAAAACACAGGAAGCATTGGGTAAATTAGGCATTACATTTCAAATGCTTAAAACTGCCACTCCTGAAGAGATGTTAAAAACTGCCGCAGATAGATTGGCAGGCATTACTGATCCAGCACAAAAGACTGCCTTAGCATTAGACATATTTGGTAAATCAATGATAGGTGTAAGTGCCGCTAAGTTTGCCGAAGAACTTGGAATGAGCACAGCAGAGTTTGAAAAGCAAGCAGAAGCAATTAAACGAGCCGGCGAATTAAATGACCAATGGGAAAAATCAATCACTCAAATTCGTTTAGCATTCCTAGAAGCATTTGGTCCAATGATTAGTGGAATAGCACAATTATTAAAAGATATGCCTAATTTAATTACAGCATTTAAAGTATTAGGTGCTGTTATTATTGGCGTATTTGTAGCAACAGGTCTAAGAAGTTTTATTAGTTTATTAGGTATGGCTGGTCGTGGTGTAGCTGCATTGGTAGATGGATTTAGTAAATTAAGATCTATGGGTGGTTTAGGTAAAGCACTTGGTGGAAGTGCAGGTAATAAAGGTATTGCTAGTTTAAGAGATGTTGCTACAGTTACTGGTCTAGTAGGCGGCGTAGCAGTTGGCGGTGCAATGATGATGGGTGGTGAAAATGCACCGGCAGCCCCTGCTCCAGGTGATGATGCTGTTAAAAAACAAACTAACAATGCAGTTCAACTTGGTAAAGAACTGCAAGGTCAATTAAATTCAGTGCAAAATCTAGCAGATGGTTATCGTAGAGCCGCACAAGCAAATATGGATCGTTATACCACAGAAGTTAATATATTAGGTAAGAGTAAAGAAGAAGCAGAAGATATTAAAAATATAGGAGAAATTAACAAACGCTATGCTGACCAAGCAGCCGCATTAGAAGAAAAGAAAAAAGGTGCCAAAGGTGCTACAATAGCATTGATTAATAAAGAGATCGGTAATCTTGAAGAATTAAAGAACAGCGAAATTGATGTATATAATCTCACTCGCGAACAGACTAGACAATACGCCAGACAACAACAAGAAGTTAAAATTCTTCTTGATTACATGGAGCAAATGGCACAATATCAAGCAGAAATAGCCGGCTTCCAAAGTCAACAAGATGCCGCAAGAGTAAGTGCATTTGAACAAGTTAAATCACAACAAGAAGCATTTGATTTATTGGGACAACGCGAAAAACTTGAAAAAAGCATTGTTAACCTGCGTGGCAGTGATCAAGAAAATATTAGAAAGTTATTTGATTTAGAACAACAACGCAAAGTTCAACTTGAAGCCATACAGAAAATACAAAATCTTCCATATGAAGGTGTTGGCGGTATGAAACAAAAGATGGAAGAACTTAATAAATCATATGACCAGCGTCGTGCTAATATTGAAGCCACAGCAGCCGCAACAAAAATAGAACAGGATAGTTTTAAATTCGGTTGGGATAACGCACTAGAAAAATGGCGTAATAATATTAAAACCGACGCAGAATTTGCGGCACAACAGATGCAGACATTTACAACAGGATTTGAAGATGCTATGGTTAAGATGGTTCAAACTGGAAAACTAAGTTTCAAAGATTTATTCAATACATTAATTGCACAAGCAGTTAGAGTTCAAAGTAGTAAATTATTATCTAGTATATTTGGTATGTTTGGATTTGGTGGTGGAGGCTTTGGCACTGGCGCCGCATATGGCAATCAAGATCTTGGTGGATTCTTAGCCAACGGTGGACCTGCCAGTGCCAATACTCCTTATATCGTAGGAGAGCGTGGTCCAGAATTATTTGTTCCTAACAATGCAGGTCGTGTTATTCCCAATAATGCACTAGGAATGGGTAGCAGTCAAAGTGTTGTTAATAACACAGCAGTGACATACAGCATCCAAGCAGTTGATGCCAGTAGTTTTAGAACAATGTTAGCCCGTGATCCAGAGTTCTTACATAATGTAGCAGAACAAGGCCGTAGAAGCCTACCAATAAGGAGTAGAAGATAATGACAATACAACAAATTATAGACACAGCGGTTAATGTTGAAGTTAATCGCAGTAAGTTAGTTGCACAGAATGTAAGTCGCAGTGGTAGGATCAGTGTTGCCAGTCGCAACTGGGCAAATCCATTTAGATTTACAGTTACACCTAAGCCTATATGGACAGCCGCCGAATATAGAAGCGTGTTTGCTGATCTATTAGACAATGATAGATATCTACCCAGTGGATTTTATTTAAACAATTTAAGTCCTACAACATTCTTGCCCAATTTAGGCAATAGTTGGATGGTTCCATATCAAGGTGGTGGAGATGTTACAGCAAATAACGGCAACTTAGATAGTTATAGTGCCAGCAGTCAAACTAGTGGCGCCATGATTTGTTTAACAAATATTAATTCTACAACTATTACAGCAGGAACTTATTTGGTTAAAACAGGCGATTACATTAGACCCGCTGGTCACTATTATCCATATATTGCTACCGCTGATGTCATCATTCCAACTGCTGCCTCAGGTATTACAGGCACTATTCAACCAGCAGGAACAACTTTATTGTTAAAAGGAGATACTGCAACATCAGTGGGTAATAATGTAGGATTTACCAGCACAACAACTAGAACTTTTATCACAGATTTATCTTTGGCTGAAATTGCTGGGTTAAGTGTAGGACAAATTTTAACTAAAACCAGCGGTGCTGGAGCATTTGGTGGATTAACTTATATTGATAATATTAATTATTCAACAACTGCACCCAACATCAGTGTTACTTCAACAACAGCAATGACCGCAGGAGCAATAACATTTACAGGCACTGGACCAACTTCAACACCCACAGTATGTGTGCCTGTTCATAGAGGTTATCTAGGAACAATTAGCACAAATACCACAGTTCGTGTTGGTGCAAGAGCCGCGCTGTTTAATGTAATTGTAACTAAACTACCGCAGATTAGATATCTGCCAGGACAACTTGTAGAACTTACAGGTGATATTGAATTGATTGAGCAAATACAATGACCACAGATATTTCAGCAGTAGATAGTAGAAGCATTGAGCATGGCGTTCTCATTGATCTAACCTTAGATAATACAACATATTATATTAGTAATTGTTGGAAAGATATTTTAAATCCATTAAATGGACAAACATATCAAGCACTGGCTGGATTTCTAACAGTCAGTGAAATACAAAACAATATTACAAATGCCAATGACGAGATACAGGTCAGTCTAAGTGCCATACCTCCTAACTATATTGCCGCAACATTGGATACACAGATCAAAGGCGGAGAGATAAACATTTATCGTGTATTCTTTGATTATACTACACAGCAAGTATTAAATGATAGTTTAGGCAATCCAGAAATATACAAAAGATTTGCTGGAATTATCAGCAACTATGCTATTCAAGAAGATGTTGATTCAGCGACTAGTCCAGAAGTTACGCATACAATTACTATTATTGCAAGTAGTATTATGGGTGTGTTAGAAAATAAAGTAAGTGGACGCAGAACTAACAAACAAGACTATCAAATTGTTTGGCCTGAACTAGGTAATAGTAGCACAGATCCAAGTATGAATCGTGTTGAAACATTATTCAATGCAAGTTTTGACTTTGGTAAGAAATATATAGGATCAGCAGCCAGCACAGTAGGCGGCGGCAGTTCTCCTCCATATGAAAGCCCTGGTGGTGATGGTCCCGGTGGCGGTGATGGCGGCGGTGATGGTTAATAAGGATTAAAAATGATGAGATTTGCAGATATACAAGACAAAGAAACAACTGAGATAGTATTCAATTATTATCTCAATGAATATAAACATCACAGATTAGCCATCAAGGAATATAAAAAGTTAAATACAGTATTAGCAAATCCAATGTCTAAATTACATCGCATTGGAAATATAGTATTCTTGTTAACTATCAAAGATGATGAATTAGAATTCCATAGCATGGGTCAAGAAGTGAATACATTTGCTTTTATTAAAAATCTTTATGCGTTAAGTGAATATGCAAAAGAATTAAAAGTTCATGCCATGTATTCATACAGCAATGATAAAATATTTGATACAATATTCCGTCGTATCAAATTAGATTTTACAAAAGATATTAAAGTGGGACCAGATGGCATCACTTACAATTATTATAGATTGGAGTTTTAACTATGCCGATTTTCGTAGCCATAGGAGCAGCAATAGCAGAATATGCATTGGCTGCAGGTTTTATAGCGGCAGGAGCAGTGGCCGCAGTAACAGCAATTGGTGCAATTGGTGCCGCATACATAACTTCAAGAGTTCTCAACGGTAACCCTAACAAAGGAAATAATTCAGCACGAAATGAAGGTGGTAGGATACAAGTTCCTCCAGCCACTAATAATAAGATTCCAGTAGTATATGGTAGTGCTTATGTAAATGGTATCATCACTGATGCTAGATTAATTACACTAGAACAAAAAATCAATGATAGAATGTATTATTGTATTGTTCTCAGTGAATTTACAAAAACAGCAGGCACCAGTTTTGGACTTGAAAGTGTATTATGGAATGATCTAAGATTAACAGCATTACCTGGCATGGAAAGCCATATTGTCAAAGATGGTAGAAAAGTAGTTAATGGTGCTATTGTTAATGCTGGAAGTTTTGTAGTAGATAAGACTTATGTTATTACAAAAATAGGTAATACAGATTTTACACTAATTGGTGCGGCAACAAATAATATTGGACAGATATTTACAGCCACAGGTGTGGGCACACCAGGACAAACTGGTCGAGCACAAGAAGAAGATTTCATTGATACAAATTTTATTGATGGAACAAATCAATATGTTCAAATGCGTGTATATGCTGGCGGCAGCGATAAAACACAACAAATTTATCCACCACAAGCAGGCGGCAATACTGCCAATGCTTATAACTTCTGGGGCAGTGGACCATTAGATCCTAATGGTGATGGATCATGGGATTCAACTTATCAAATGGATGGTCTAGTATTTGCCATTGTCAGTGTAAGATACAGCGGTGATAAAGGCTTTACCGGATTGCCTAATATGACATTTCAATTGGCAAACAATGTAGCCAATCCTGCTGATGTATGGTTAGATTACATGACATCTGAACGCTATGGTGCAGGTATTCCTAGTGCAGCCATTGATGAAACAGCAAGACTAGCGTGGTATAATTTCTGCGAAGAAGATATTAGTTATACCAATGTTGCCGGTGAAATAAATCAAAGCACAGTTCGTTATAATATAAATGGTGTAATAGACACAGGTAATCAAGTCAAAACAAACATAGACACTATTTTACAAAATGGTGGTGCTTGGATGAGTTACAATGTTGCCACAGGACTATGGAGCCCAATTATTAAGAAAGCTGTTAGTGCTGGCGATCCTTTTTCAAATCCACCAATATATTTTACAGCAAGTAGAACAGGATCAACATTAACAGTTACCGTTTTCCCAGCAGGTCGTATTGAAGTCGGTCAAAGATTATATAATAGTAGTGGAACATTTATTGGCACTATTACAGCACAACTTGCACCAACAGCAGGAGAAACAACTGGACAAATAGGTCGTTATACAACTTCAAGTTCAGGTAGTATCACTACTACTACATTTTACACATTACCAGCAAGCACATTAGAATTTAATGATGACAATATTATAAGTGGTATCAATCTAAGTTCAACACGACTTGAAGATTTATACAATAATGTAGAAGCAGAATTCTACGACAAATATAACAAAGATCAAAAGGCTTATAGTAGAACAGTATTACCAGATGTAGATCGTAATCCCAATGAACCTGATAATCAATTGCGTATGAGTTTTGACTTTGTCAATAATAGTATGCAAGCAGATTTATTAAGTCAACTTGAGATGCGTCAAAGCCGAGATGATCTAGTCATTGACTTTACAACAAATCAATATGGCATACAAACACAGGCCGGAGACATTATTGCTGTTACCACTGAATTATATGATTGGGCACCAAAATACTTTAGAGTGATGCGTGTCAAAGAGATTGAAGGTGATGATGCCAGTTTAACAGCACAGATACAAGCATTGGAATATAATCCCGATGTTTACACTATTGAGCCTATTACAGAGTTTACCACAAGTAGTAATATTGGCATTGGAGTATGGGGTGCAAGTCCTAACTTACCTCCACCTCCAAGCGTAATCATTGCGGCAGTGGATGCTGATGCACCTATTCCTAACTTTCAATTACAAATTGGGATACCAGTCTCAGGTGGCCCATTTGATGAAATAGAATTATATTACACAGAAGGTTGGGATGAACACGGTATTAATGGTAAAATTGTGCCTGGACAAGTCACAGTTACAAATGCCACAGGCAACGGATCCACAGCAACTCTGACATTTGCCACACAAACATTTACACCCTATGATGTTGGACAAGTTGTAACTATTGCCGGACTGACACCTAGTGGATATAACGGCGTTAAAACTATTACAGGTGCAACAACATCTACAATATCATATGCTAGCACAACAACAGGATTTACCACAGGTGGAACTATTACCAATGCCGCAGGTGCTGGTCTAGGCTTGCTAACAGTTACTAACACAACTTATGGTAATATTAATCCAGGCGATCGTATTGATTTACCCAGTGACATTTATATTGTAAGTCAATTAACAAATACAGTTGGTCCTAAAACATTCTCTTCAGGTGGTGTGCCAGCAGATCCAACAAGTAGATTAATTACATTAACAGATGTCACTGGATTAATAGTTGGTAATACTTTAACTGGTCCAGGCATACTTAATGGCAGTTTTATTCTTGAAATTAATCCCGCAGGTAGTCCAGCAAACACAGTTAGAATTGAAGATGCTGTAACAGCACAGGCAGGATCATTTACATCAACAGGATCAACAATCGGTGGAACTACCCTAACTATCGGAACTCTATCTACCGGCAGTATAGTAATAGGACAGACACTAACAGGCACCGGCATTACATCAGGCACAAAAATTACAGGTCAAATTAGCACTGGTAGTGGTAGCGGATCTACTTGGACAGTAAGCTCGAGTCAAACAGTAACAAGCACAGCAATATCAGGAACATCTATATACGCTGTCACAGGAGGACTGGGCACTTATGTAGTAGATACAAGTGTAATGGCATCAAATATAGGTGGTGCGTCAGTAAATCTATTTGACTTTCCTGAAGTAGATAATTATAAAATATTGAAAAAGATTGTGCCCGAAGGTAATAATCCAACATTTACCAATGGTCAAATAATTACAGATGTTATTACTAATGTTCCTGCTAATAGTGCTACATATCGTAGATGGTTTGTTAAATGCCGTATGGGTGTTAAGAAACGATTTGGCACATTCAGCACTCCAGGAGACACAGACTTCGATCAAGGTAGATTCCCTTACAATCCTAATCCAGTAGCGTCTGGATCTTTAGCAGATTTAACTGATGTAACTCTTACATCTCCGATTACAGAAGGTGATTTCTTATGGTATAATGGCACAAAGTGGGTCAATGAAAATGAAACAACTGTTGATTCAGAATTAAAGACATTAAGTTTAACGAGAAGATATACAACAGCAAATCAAAATTATGAAACTCCTATAACACAGAGATTAAATGCTAGAGTCACTAATGCTATTAATGATAATACAGATGATGCTGGTCCAGCATTAAGATTTGAGCGTAGTAGCGGAACAAAATATACAAAGACTTATGTAAGTGGTGGAGCAATAGGAGCATTTACTGTTACATTAAGTGATGTCACTAATCTTGTTGTAGGTAATAAAGTAACTGGCACAGGCTTGCCAATAGGCAATGGAGCATTAATAACTATCATTGCCGGTAATCAATTAACATTGGATACAGCATTTACAGTTCAAGCATCGGGAACTTATACCATTGGAGCACCTGTAGGATTTGGTCAATTAGCATTTGAATATACTGGAACCACTGATGTTCATAAATTTATTGTAACAACTAGCACGGATAATTATTTAGAATTTCCTGCAGATACATATCCTGGAACCAGTGTATTAATTAACAGCAGTAAAAACTCCACCAATATCAATGAAGGTATATTATATGTCAATGCCGTCAATAATAGAATTGGTATAAACAACATAACTCCTGCTTATACTTTAGATGTAACTGGCAATGCATATATCAGTGATGATCTAACAGTCAATGGCGGCAACATTAATTTAAATGGCACAGCCACAGCAGCCACACAACCATTCTTAACCTTTGCCGCTCAACCAGATGGATCTAATCCATTATATGGAATCAGAGGATCAAGCACAGTAGATGATCCTTGGTTTGTTGGATCAGGATCACTAGGTGATGATCTAGGTTATTTAGAAATTGCCACAGGCGACAATGCAGGTGGAGCAAATAATGGTGGACAGATTTATGTTCGTCAATATAATAATGGTGCAACTGCTCCATTTGGTGTGCCATGGGAAGGCGGCACTGGCGTAGTTGTTAATGAACTTACATTATTAGACAATGTTGGCAATACTATTATTCCGAATAATTTACAAGTAGGCAATCAAAGTAATCAAATTAGGGCAACACCGAATAACACAACTACTCCAACAGGTATTGGTGCTGTTATTGCTGCCAATGATTTTTGGTTCGTAGGTGGATATGATATCTCAGGTGGCGGCAGCAATAATGGTGCATTAGTTATTGCTGCCGGTAATAACGGTAACGAACCAATTTATGTTCGTCAATATACGGGACCAACTACTCCATCTACCACTGATTTTCCGGGTGCTGCCGGAGTTAATACTATTACCAATGAATTTACATTATTAGATGCTAACGGTAATACAAATATTCCGAATAATTTAACTGTAAATAAAGTCTTATTAGTAAACAGCAAGGATGATGTTGCTGATGCGGCTGCTATAAGTTTAAATACGGCATCAAGTTATTTTACCACAGGAAATACTCTCAGCGAAACTGCAACATTAGCAGCAGGCACAGAAGGTCAATTTAAATCATTGGCTCTCTTTAGTCAATTAATAACAGGAACAACTGTAATTGTCACTGTTACAAATGCTGGTTGGAAATCAAGTGGCACCGGCACTATCACATTTGGTGCCATAGGTGATAGTTGTTTATTACAATATGTTAATGGAAAATGGTTTGCTGTTGGATCCAACAGCGTAACTTTTGCATAAATAATAGTATGGATTCCGCAGAGTCCATACTTTATTCCTTCAGGAGAACAACATGTCAGGTGTATTATCATTTGCAGATTATTTGGGTGGCCCAGATAACATTCAGGTAGAGCAAATCTTCCCTTCAACTAAGCGAACATACGCTTACAACTTCAATCAAAATATCACAGGTTGGACCTGGGGCTTAGATGCACAAACACTGGTAGTGAATCCAGTGACCTATGACCGTAATGGCATACCCAACTTTAGTAGTAGTTTGGTCATTGGCTACTTTGCCAAACAAGAATTGGCAGTAGATACAACCACAGTCAATGTTGTAAATGCATTAACAGGTCTAGTCAATATTACTATTCCCGCAGGCTTATACACTGGAGCAATTATTCCTGATGCTCGTAAAAATGTTCCAATCACTATTGTAGGTGTAACTTGGACAACTAACACAACTCCCTCACAGGTCAATAGCCATCGTTGGGCATTTATACAATGCTACGAACCCGATGTTGATATTGGCAATCCTATTTTATCCGCAGGCTTTACAGCACTAACAATAGCTTAAGGAGATATTATGAGTAATATTTCCGTAACAACAATTCAAAATGTTATTGATGTCACTGAAACAGGTGGCATTACAGTAACTACACCTGAAGGGCAGATCATCAATGTAGAAGTGCCAAATAGTAGCGTAAATGTTACTAATACCACAGATGACATTACAATTTTAACTGCTGGAACTTTAATTGTTCAAACAGGTGGTATTACTAGCGTAAATGGTGATACAGGTCCTGCTGTAGTATTGGATACCGATGACATTAGTCAAGGCACAACTAACAAATATTTTAGTCAAGCATTAGCCCGCCAAAGTCTAAGTGCTGGCACAGGCATTAGTTATGATAACTCAACTGGTGTTATTACAAACACTAGTATAAACACTGATACAACTTATACAATAACCAGTGCAAGCACAACTGGCGGTGCTAATCTAAATCTAGTTGGCAGTGATAGTTCAACAGACAGCGTAGCCTATAAAGGTAGTGGAGCAACTACAGTTACATCAACTGATGCCAATACTATTACTATCGCATCAACTGATACAAATACAACTTATACTCAAAATGCCTCAAGTGCTACAGGTGGTGCTAATCTAAACTTAGTTGGCAGTGATTCAACAACTGATACAATCAAGTTTGCAGAAGGCACAGGTATTACTGTAGTTAGAACAGATGCCGATACTATTACAATTACCAATACCGTTCCTGATACAAATACAACATATACAATAGCCAGTGCGGCAACTACAGGTGGTGCCAATTTAACACTAACTGGCAGTGATAGTTCAACAGATTCAGTGGCGTATTTAGGTTCTGGAGCAACAACTGTTACTTCAACAGATGCTAACACAGTTACTATTAGTTCAACTGATACAAATACAACTTATACTCAAAACGCATCAAGCACAACAGGTGGTGCAAACTTAAATCTAGTTGGCAGTGATAGCACAACTGACACAATTAAATTCGCAGGATCTGGTGCTACAACCATAACTAGAACTGATGCTGATACAATAACAGTAAGTAGCACAGATACAAATACAACTTATACTCAAAATATTAGTTCAACAACAGGTGGAGCAAACTTAAACTTAGTTGGCAGTGATTCAACAACTGACACAGTAAAGTTTGCCAACGGCACTGGTGTCACAGTAAGTTATACAAATGCTGATACAGCAACAATAGCAATTGGACAAAGTGTAGGCACAGGAGATAGCCCAAGTTTTGCCGGAGGCACATTCGGTAATATCACTGTAGGTGTAGCCACAGATAATACTATTACAACAACCACAGGTGATCTAATTGCAAATAGTGCTAGTGGAACTATTATCGTGAATAGTAATGGCACATTAGGATTTACACTACGCCCTATAACTGGTTTTAATCCCAATATAGATTTTACAGGTAATATTGTCAAAGGTGCGATACGATTAGGTGAAAGCACAGGTGATATTCACACAGTTGCTGGCATAGGATACACAGGTCTTAGTTTAGATAACACTGATAAAGTCACAGATAGAACTGGATTAGTATTAAGAAATTATGGTGGTAGTTTAGCCGCTGGTAATCCAAGAGCAGTGATTATCACTGAAGCAGCCAGAGGCACAGCGGCTAGTCCAACAAATATTACCAGCGGCAATAATTTAATGGAAATACAAGCCAGTGGATATACCAGCACTGGATGGGCCAGTGATTCAACCAGTCAAGTTCCTGCTATTATTCGTTTAGTATCTACTGAAGCATGGAGTAGCGGAACCAGTAATGTTGGCACAGGATTTCAAGTAGTAACACAGCCAACTGCTACAACATTATCAACAACCAGTATTCAAACTACTATAAGTGCAAATCCACAGACATTCACTGCAAGAAGTGATTCGTATACTTTGAGTAAAGGTAAAACTAATAGCACTATGATGTTGTCATTAGCCGATGATGGCAGTGGTAAAACAACTTTAAGTGTAAACAAACCAGATGCTACTTCAGCCAGCGAATATTCTCTTATTAATTTTAACACTTATAGAAGCACAGGTGGAACTTATAGCCCAACACAAAATGCTGATATTATTGGACAATTTAAGTTTAATGGTAACGCATTAACTGGTAGTAATCCAGGTGGAACAACAGGTCCTGGTATTAGTATTACGGCAGCAGCGACAGAAACTTGGACCACAGGTGCACAGGGCACTCAGGTTAGTTTTAGTGCAAATAAACTAGGAACTACTACAGCATATGCTGTTATTAGTGCTAGTCCAGATTTATTAGCATTAAACGCTTCTACTATTGACTTAAACAGTTTTGATGGCACTACTGCTCTTCCCAGCGGCAACATTACATATGGCCGACAATACATTGAAGCATATAGCACAGCAGATCAAACCAATCCTACTGCCAATGCTGAAAACTTAATGTCATTTAATAACACAGGTATCAGCAATGGCATCAGTATTGTCACTAATGGAACTACACTTACTCGTATTACTTTTGCCAATGCTGGAGTATATAACTTACAATTCTCAGCACAGTTGAGCCAAACTTCAGGTGGAGCACAAAATGCTTATATCTGGTTAAAGAAGAATGGTGCTAATGTTGCCAACACAGCAGGTGATACACAAGTTGCTGGCAACGGTGATAAGATTATGGCATCATGGAACTATGTATTCTCAGCGGCAGCAGGTGATTACTATGAACTTGCTTGGGCCGCTTCAAGCACCTCAGTGATATTAGATTACATTGCAGCCGCAGGTGTAGTGCCTGCTATCCCCAGTGTTATTCTAACAGTAGTGCCCATAGGAGCATAATGGAGCATAATATGAGAAACTTACCAGAACGCGGAATTAGAACGAAAACTAATCGTAAGAAACCAAGACCAGGGAGAAAATAATGCCCGTAAGAAAAGTAACAGGCCCTAGAGGCGGAAAAGGATATCAGTATGGCACAAGTGGAAAGTATTACCCCGGACCAGGGGGCAAAGCCAAAGCGCAAAAGCAAGGTGTTGCTATACGCCTCAGCGAACAACGAGCAAAGAAAAAATAATATGAGTCGAGAAGAATCTGACTTGGCCACGCATGTAGAATTATGTGCAGTTCGATATAAAGGCATAGAGGACAAATTCAATGATGTTGAAAACAGACTCACAAAGATCGAAAATGATCTCGGTGCCCTTAAGCATCAGACTCAAGAAGGATTTAGCGAGATCAAGTTATTATTGGAGCGTCAAAATTCCAGTAAGCAAGTTCAAATAATCGCGACATTTGGAACTATCATAACTGCTATATTGGCATTCGTTGGTTATCTAATTACAAAGTAAAGCGAATAGCATATCTAAATAAAGATATGAAGCAAATTAGAAAAAAATGGCAGGGCTGTGATATAGATCCACAGGCACCCGATCTTGTCTTGGCTAGGGCAGTAAATTGGGTTCCTGATCGGGGTAGAAAATACTCCACAATAAATGGCTATGAACCCAACAATCTTACTGCGGCTGTGGCATGGACAAAGATTCCCCCAGATTTAATTGCCAGTGATGCTTTCATTTACAAAGATAAGAAAAGTAATTTATGGGTGCAGGCAGTTGGTTATCCACTAATACCCAAAGATAAATCACGGGATTGGATAGATCTACAAATAAGCAATGGAGCACAGGGATCATGGACCAATCAATATGCTGTGCCCAGATTGCCACAACAAAGTTATACACAGATTGAAACACCTCGCAAAAGTGTTGATCCCATAACCTACATTGAACTGTTAGGTCAGCAAAATAAGTTTATGTTAAATGGCATTGATTTATTAGAACTTAATCCACGAGGTCGTCCCAAAGACTGCGAAATTATACAAGGACCTATAGTAAGAAAAACTTATGACAAGCGTGATCCTACAAAGTTTTATGTAAGAAGTAACAGCAAGTTTTTGGAAACTCCCATTGGTGTATTTGCCAGTATCAGCAGTGCCAGTCACAGTCTTGAAATGACATTTTCTGGATTAACTTACCATTTGAAAAAGAAAACACCGGGCTATAGATACATTACACAAGAAGAATACTTATTGAGAATCGCAGACTTAAATAAAAATAGCACTACTGAGTAGTGTAGATGGTGAGTAATCAACACCGTCGTTACTGCTTAAAGCCCCCTTTAGAAATATCGGGGGTTTTTCTACCTTAAATCATACTGAAGTAGTATATAGACCCTTAGATGACGAAAAACCGTGTTTTTCAAGGAAAATCTTCAATAAAATCAACAGGTTACATCGCTGAAATTGCTGTTTTCACAGAGTCTTGCTCGTATTATTGACATAAATTGACACCTGTGCTATAATTACTACATAGCGAAACAGAAAGACGCTATACTTTTTAACTTTAATCAGGAGATTACAAAATGGACATTTACACTTACTTTACAGCAGAACAGATGCAGACACTAATCGGTAAAGCCGAAAAAGGCACTCCAGCATTGTTCAAGCATTTACAAGAAAATTATCCCAATGACTATCAAGAATTGGTGTATGCTATTGCTGATTGTATGCCCCAGTTGGTAGCAGAAGATCGTCAATACAAATCAGGTCCGCGTAAAGGTCAACGCAAATTGATGTTCCGTAATATGGATGTTGGTGTTGGCTACATTGTTGCTAAAGAACTTACTAACACTAGTGGTTGGAAAGAGTTTTACGAAGTTGCTCAATATTGCGGTAAAGATGCTACTATGACCGAAGTAGTGCTAACACCTCCAGAGAACAGCGAACAATATTCTAAGCATTGGATTAAATCATTTTTAAAGCGTCCTGACTTTTCTACGGTTAAAGAACACTATCGCAATATGACCGTTGAGCCAATTGCTCGCACCCAAAAAATGGTAGATCAATGGATCATTGATAACAACGCAGACATTGAAGAGATTATGACTTGGACTGGTGCCAAGTATAATGAATGGCACTTTGCCAATATGAAGCAAGCCGCTTAATTGGAACTAATATGAACCAAGACTGCCTAACACAGATCCGCGAAATGTATTCTCTATACACTGGCATGGAAATTGCCGAGGCTATAAAGATAGTCCGTGCTGAACTTACATTGGAAGAGAATAGACACGAACTTCAGCGTGAGATATTGGCTAAGCAAGCTGCGTTGGATAAGTTGAAATAATAATAATTCGAGATAAATAACTCGTAGTAGGCAAAAACTCCTAGTAACATAGTGATCCTTTTTAAACTTCTAATTTGTATTTGCCAAAGTAACCTTAGACAAGTCCTACTACAG